GAGTAGGTCGAGGTCACGAGCCCGTTGTAGCCGTTGATGATCGACGAGTAACGAGCACCCGCTCCGGAGATCGTGTTGGAGACGCCATTGCCAACGAATGAGTATCCGGGATGGCAAGCGACGACCACCGCAGGCGTGATGGGGCTGTAGGTAGTGATGATCTCCGTGTACGTGAAGACGCCGGCATTCGCGATAGTGTTACCAAAGCCGCCGACGATCGCGTTGTGTGAGGTGTTGCACGTCGCCTCATTCGTTCCCGTATCGAACTCACAGTATGCAGACGACGGTCTGACGTTTCCTATCCACTCCGCATACTCATCTGAGTACGTGGTATAGACTCCCGTAACCGTGGACGTGACCTCGTCAGCGATGGTGTTGTAAAAACCGTTGCCAATGAGGCTCCACGATCCCCCTACGGCATTGCGCTCGCCGCCCACAATCGTGGCGAAGGTACCGCCGCCCCCACCGATCGACACGCGATTGTACCGAGTGCCTACATAAGCGCAGTCATTCCCATCACCGACTGTATTGCACGAGCCTCCGAGGATGCTTCCGAACGAGGCCAGGGTGTCCACGTCATTGTGATGCCCAACCCCGACAATGCTGTACTGGCCGGACGCCTGATTGTTGGCGCCGCCAACGATAGACCCTCCGTTGTAGCTGACGTTGCCCCTTCCACCGGCGATGGCTCCGTAGCCTCCGTAGGTACGATTGGCCGATCCGGCACCGATGAACGAATAGTAGTTGTCGATACGATTCCCGGCCCCACCGGCAATCACTGCGTAACGCCCGTAATTGAAATTTCTGATCCCGCTGAGTGTGCCGGCGTAGTTCTCGGTACACAGGTTGACCCCCGACCCCGTGGCGCCATGCTGGTTGGCCCCACCGCCGGCAACGATCGAGCCCACACCGGTCGAAGAGTTCCCCGAGTAGCCACCGATAATATTCGGGGAGGTCGGCGACCCAGTCACCCGCAAACCGCCACTCGTGACCTGAATCTGCACACTATCGCCGGAAGAGTCCCGGATAACAGAGTCGCCGTACATGTCGATATCTTCGGTTGTGATGTCCCCGAAGAACGTACCGCCCTGCTGGATCTCCATGTCCGCGTTGAGCAACCATGCCATCAAGCCCCCTGCGACGGCGGCCAGCAGGACACAAATCAAAATCAGGAACAATCTCTCGCGGGCGTTCACTGTCCCACCTCCGTTGTAACTTGCTCGATGACCGCCGGTCCCCAGACCTGCTGCAGCGCATCTAACACCAACGCCTCCTCAGCGTCAGAGAACTCCACTGTGCTGGCCTCGTGAATCTTCGATATCAAATAGAAACACGCCGCGCGATCAGCGTCAGTAGTAGTCGGATCGTTCACGCACCACCACAACGCATCCTGCAACACTCGCCGCGTCGTGATATTCACCGAGTCAATTGCTCTCAGGGGGTCCTCATATGCCAGGACACGCAAACCCAAATCAATCTGCTCTGGCAATGAGAGATCTCCCTGCGGCACTTCAGTATCGAACCCGAACACGATGATCAAGACGACGAGCAACGCTACCGCGACAACCTTCACGATCAATCGCTTATCCATGGTCACCTCTGGTAATAAAACACGATCAGTTGTGCAGCGCCTTGCGACGCGCCGTTTTGATTCCACGTCGCATAGATGTCCGTTGCGCCCGCCGCATGGTAAGGACGTACGACGAACGACGGTCCGGCATCGTCCAGTTTGTGCTCATAGTCGCGGACCAACGAGTCCAAGTCCGTGGCCACGCCGACGGTGAGTGTTGGCGCAGCATCCCACACCGTGTCCACAACCACAATCGAAAACATGACGACGCAATCAGCGGGCACCGAGAAAATCACCCCGCTTGAATCCGTGTACTCGAGATCCACAACCACAATGTGTAACGCTTCTGAAATGAGCGCGGTCACATCAATGGCCGGCGCGTATCCCTCGGTGACGCGTGATACTGGAAGACCTGTTCCGGTGGTCACCGCTACCTCCCCAGCGTAATGGTCACCTCAACATCGGAGGCGCCATTGCGGATAATCTGCAGATTAGCAACGTTCGTCTGTCCGCGCACGGTCACGGTCCCCTTCTCCACAATGGGATGCCCAAACGTCGCCGTCGGCGTGTCTCCCGTGTACAAGTAGTTCACACCACCACCAATAGGGCTGATCATGGCATAGCGTGCCGCTGAGATCTGTGCGGCGGTGAAACCGAAATCCGTCAGCTCCAGCGCCGTCCCAGAAACGGTTGCGTGCTGCGAGTTTTTGCCAGTGTATGCATAATCGCTCATCCTCTGCTCCATCCGCTAAGAAAGCCTTAGCAGCACTAAACGTTCTGCTCCTGATCGAAGCGGCGTTGCTGCTCAAGCAACGCTTGCGCGAGACTCTCCTGAGCCGCCTGCCGCTCTACGGCACGGTCTTCAAGCATCTGCGCAATTTGCTCATCGGTCCACCCCTCGCGGCGCAGTTGCGTTATCAGGGGGATGCCCGCAGAAACCGACGACTGTCGGATCTCGGCGCGCGTCTTCGGCTGTACCGTCTCCGGATCAGCGTAGAAAACCTGCACCGTCTCCGGGTCAACCTCGTAACCATCAATCCGTAACATGAATGCAGCCATCTGTTGCCAGGTCGTCGTGAACCGAGCGATGATCCGGCGCACGGCCTTGTTCAATGGGGCCTCCATCGCGATCAATGCCTCCCCAGAGGGAGGCTGTCCCCCCATCCGGAAAAAGTAGTACGAGGGAATCTTCGTGATCGCACTGAGTGCCGCCACCCGCCTCTCGATTGCGCTCTCGAAGTTTCCCAGATCGCTCGCGCTGAACTCCCCCACGGTTGTCTGCTGGCCCACGCCATCGCCGGCCGGGAGATCCCACACCTCGTTAGGCGCGTTCTTTAGATTACCAACGTCCGCGTTACTGATCACGTACCGTTGCCGGAACGCGCCGAACTCGGCGGTGATCATCTCATCTGCCAACAGCTTGTTGATCGCGGCCTGCAGTGGGATCGCGTTGTCGAGCACACTGGGACGCCCGGTGCGCAAGTGAAAGACTGGAATCTGGCCGTAAGGGTTGAGGAGCGGCTCCTGGTACTCGGTAAAGGCCTCGGCACTGCTCGGCGATCTCTCCAACGGCTGCGTGACGTAGTATTCGATACGATCCACGTAGTAGAGATTGAGACGATAGCGCTTATCATCAGCGCGCCACCATTTGGCAGCCATCCGCGCGCGGCGGGGATTGTCGGCTTCGTAGAAAACGTGGCAGAGTCGCGAGTCATTGTGATACGCAGTCGCGTCGGCGCCCTCCTCCTCCGACTCCGGCCAGACGAACTCAAACGCCTCTCCCGTCACCAGAGCGGCGAGGTGCGCGTCATCCGCGTCCAAGTTGAGGTCGAGACGCGCCCACGCATTTGCGAGCCGCGCTGTAGCCGACGGATCGTTGGCTACCTCCAAACGCTCCAGCACGAGCCGCTCCCAGGGCACATCCACCACAACAGAGCACCAGTTCTCGACAAAGTTCGCGTCGAGCCCTTTGAAGACCTCGCGCAGGCGCGCCCGCGTGTACACGAGCGGATGCTTACCCTCGTAGTAGTCCCAGTAAGTGTCGTAGGGCTTCTGCTTTGCCGCGAGCGTGTCGAAGGCTAGTTTAAGATCACTCATCCCTGGTAGCTCCGTGCCCGCTTGCGGACGACTGGCCTGCGTGCCGCCGCCAGACAATAATTCTCGGCGTGTGCGAGGTGATCCCCGGCGTGCCCCTCAACGTACTTGGCCACTCCGTCCTCGACGATCCGCACCGACGCGCACATATGCGCGTAGTAGTCGCGGATGTCCCGCGCATGCCCGGGCAGCGTTGCGGCGCACTCGTAGAACTGCGCGAACGTCGCATCCAACATGCGCGTGCGGTCCAAATTCACCACGCCTTTCCGAAGATCAAACACCGCCGGCTCTTCCTCCTTGCTGCCGCTCTTCTGCGTCGTGTAGTACGCCAGCCACACAGTCTTGCGCGGAAACGCAGCCTGTAACTCTCGTGCCTTCCGTGTCTCCGGAAGCGCGTCGATCACCGCGGTGATGACGTTGTACTGCTTCATCAACCGCGCCAACGCTTCGAAGGAGTCTATCGCGCCGGCCCAACGCTGCGGGCGCTCTCCGGTCTCCACATCTCGCGGGCCGCGAATCACAACATGCAGCACCTTGCCCACGTCGCATCCGAGCACAGTCTCCTCCCCCGCCACCGGCCCGTGAGCATACCCGCGCCGGCAGTTGTCGAGCGTGGTCGGCGTCAGCTGACCCCCGCGCGGCGTGTAGGGAAGGCCCAGATCCTGGTTGTAAGCCTCGCGGCGCTTGGTCTCGTCAACCGTCTGCAGTGCCTCCACCACAGCGAGCAGGGGAGTCTGCGCACTAAACAGCTTCGTGAGATGGTACCCGGCGAGCCGCCGGCTCGGGAACTCGGCCACCCACTGCCCGGGCCCCAAACGATTCAGCTCGGCGCTGCACTTGCGGCACGCTGCCCACGCCCGCTCCTCGTCCTCGCCATGCCACGCGGTGGGGCGACCCAGTTCGTCCCACTCCGTGACCACCTGGTCGATGTTCAGCGGCTGCCACTCGCCACAGTGAGAGCAGCGCACGTGCCACTCGCGCATGTCGCTCTCCAACCACTTGGCATGGATACCCCACCCCTCGAACGTTGGGGTTGAGATCCACCGCCTGGCCTTGATCTCACTGTGCCCCAGACGCTTTTCCGCAATCGCAGGCGCGCGCGGGTCCATCTCGTCGACCTCGTCGAGAATCAGGACATCCGCATCGATACTCTTCAGCTGGGGCGCCTGACCGTCGGGTTTCACCTGCGCACCGCGCATGTACACGAAGCGATCACGGACGCGCTTCAGAGTCACGCGATCCGCACCGCGCTGTCGACGTTGCTGCCCCTCGGCCTGGGCGGCACGTCCCTCGACGACGATCCCGTCGAGGTAGGGGCTGCACTCAATCGCTGGGCCAAGACGCGCTGCAGAAAAGTCGCTCACGTGTGTGTCCGTCGGGAACACGTACAGCACCGTTGCGCGCATCACATCGGCCATGTACAGCGCGTATGAAATGGCGTACTCAGACGCACCCATCTGGCCGGCTTTGTAAATGACGGCCTCCTCGGCCTGCTCCTTGTAAATGTCCAGGAGGTACCGGTGGCGCAGCAGGTCGAAGCGCACGCCGGGCTTCAACTCCGCCCGGTGCAGCGCTACCCACGGCAACAAGGCCATCTCGCGGCCTTGTTGCGCGTTAACCTTCGTCAGGAGACTCGCCGCCAGCAACTCCCGCTGCTGCCGTGAGGTTCCGAATGAGAGCATCAAGCTCCGCCTCTCCTAAACTGCCCAGTCCATTGATTCCCAGCGTCCCGTGCATCTCCAATCCTCCAGCCGGAGTCACCTGTCCGAGCCGCACCGCGAGATCTGGATCGGCGAGGGCCAGCAAGATCCGGCTCGCCTCGGTGCGGTAATCTGCGCGATCGTCGTTGCTCAATGCAGTCGCACGCAAGCCGGCAACCGCGTCCACACTGCCCTCGGCAATCGATCGGTGGCGCTTCGCCGCCGCTGCTCTCTCAATCCGAGCCGTCTCTCGATCTCGCCACGCGAGCGCCCGCTCAGTGCATATATCCAGCGCCTCGGCGATCGCCTCGTCGTACTGCCACTTCTGATACCAGATCCGCTGGTTACAACAGCGTGGATCATCGAAAACGGTAGACCACGGAACGTCGCTCGCCGTTGCCCACGCGAGAAGCAAAACCGTGCTACGCTTCTTCGCTACATGGTAGCCCTCGATGTCATTTAGAGCGTCCAACACCTCACTACTGAGCCAACGGCCTGCTTCATTCGGGTGGTCACGCAGCCACCTGCGATAACTGCGCTCCATCTCGTACCATAGAGCGCCGGAGGTACCCAGCGCCGCGCCCAGCAGGCTCGCCAGATCTCGGGTGATGCGCTGCGAGCCATCGAGAATGGCGAGCACCGTCTCATGGTCAATACCGCTGCGCTCCGCCAGGTCCTCGGCTTCCCACTCGCGTTCGGCCAACTCACGCCGCAAAATCACAGAGGGAGCGGGTACGTGAACGGGTTCCGCTAAGGGTTTGTTAGCAGTTGATGCAATCACGTCTCCACTCCTGCTTCACCCTCGCTTACCTCCGACTTAACGCCCTTCTGGGCCAGATTTTTCTCTATAGAATCAACGCCCTCACTACGCGAAGGCTTTGTGTGCACAGAACCGGCTGCGGCATCTGTGTTAACCGCCGGCGGGGACAGAACGCGTCCCCAATCAATTTGCGCACGGCGTGAGCTACTCCGCCCTCCTCGAGAGCGGCTCCCACGGGAACGCCGCTTCCCCTTCGACGGGTAGCACTTCGGGCAACGCGCCGTGACGTACGACTGACCACACGTTTTGCACGTGTACGGTTTACGTCGCGGCATGACTATCCCTCGTCATTCTCTGCGGGCTCGACGGGAGGACACACGACCCAATCAGGTTGCCAAACCGGGATAACCCCCAGCCCCCGCAACTGCGCGATCAACATCAAAACGCCAGACTTCAACGTCATGATCTCCGCATCACGCGCCTCGTCGCGAGATTCCATCTCCGACAAGCGTGCACGCAATCGGTCATTGTCTTCTTGAAGCTGATCAATCAACCGCACCGCCCGGTCAAGATCCGATTTTTTGGCCAAGGAGCTGGTCTCACTCTCCACGCGAGTGCGCTCCGCCTCAATTTTCAGACGCTCAGCGCGCGCTTTAGCGAGCAGCACCGCCGCGCCCCCCAGAGAGCCCAGGGCAGTAATCAGACTGGCGATTGCCGGCACAAGCGATGCCGCATCCATCCGCTATGCCCCCTCCTCGCCAGGGGGCGACTTGGGGCTCAACATGTACGCAGACTGGTTGGCGATCAAGGAAAAGATGAAAACACGCATCAGCGCGACGACGCCGTCGCGGGAACACGCAACCGCGTCCATGAGCCCATTGCATGACAACAGCCACACGACGAGCGCCGAGATCAACAACAGGCCGGCCATGACCAG